TATTATAGACAGTTTGATCTGACAACCCCTTCAGATGATCGCCTTAAGGAAAATGAAGAGTACATCACGGGTGCTGTGGATACTCTTATGAAATTAAAGCCTCAAATTTACGATTTGAAATATACATTAAATAGTAAAACATATGAACGCGCGGCGGGTGTGATAGTGCAGGATGTCTGGTACGATACACCAGAACTCAGGTTTTTAGTAACTCCCGGTGACTTAGCCGAGATACCAAAAGAAGCACCAAAAAGATCTGACGATCCTAGAGATGACCCCGATTATTCTAAGTGGGGCAGAGAACATGCTTATCTTAATTATGATTTTTTCATCCCTTATCTAATCAAAGGTGTTCAGGAATTAGTCAGTGAATTACCAAGGATAAAAACACAAGTAAGTGATATTATACCTTCCACATTAGACAATTATAGAGGAATGCTCGTAAGTGCTGACACTAACGAAATTAAAAATGGTGTACCAAAACTCTCTTTAACAAACAAATCATTCGATAAAAGATGTTTCGGTGTCGTTTCAAATTCAAATACACACTCGATTGACAATGAAATTCTCGTAGATACGACGGGGTGTGGAGAAGTTTGGGTCATAAACACCGATAATATCAAATCAGGTGATTTCTTAACTTCATCAAATGTAGCTGGATATGCTATGAAACAAAACGACGACTTGTTACATAATTATACTGTCGCTAAGTCTAACATGGATTGTGATTTCAGTCCAAATAATATAATAAAAAAACGTGTGAAACAGGAACTCACCAATGTTACCTACTACTTAAAAGAAGAATTGACAGCTATCAATAAAGAAAAATATGATGCAATAGAAGATGACAGTTTCAAGAAATTGGGAGAAGAGGTTTCTTATTATTTAGAATATGTTGAAGTGAATGAAACTGGGGAATATGATAAAATGTTATACATCAACAAAGACCATAGTTCGGACATGCTTTCGACTGATGAATGGAGTTTGTTAGATTCCAATACACAAAGTGAATACATATCAAAGTACTACAAACAAAGAAGATTAACAACAACGGAATATTCGGAATTAGATGAAAATTCAAAGATTACAAATCTTTATGAACTCGAAACAAATCAATTGTATTACCACGTATATTACAAAGAAACTAAAAATTCATTACCTGACTATACCATAGAAGATATACGCCAAGAATTCGTGAACGTTCTCGATGAACATGGACAGATCCAGTGGGAAGATGACCCATCCGGTGCCACTGAGAAGGCGTACAGGATCAGGTACCTCGACGCCGATGGGAACATCACAGATGAAGCGAACGCCGTTCACAAGGCAGCACTTGTTGGGTGTACGTACCATTGTGGCTAAGTCCCAAGTCTGTAAGACTTGTATTCCCCACAAACTTTACAAACTGAACAGAGTTTCTAAGGTTTGCCGTCCCAATCAACTTTCCCTTTCTCACTTAAAAATAAACTCTCACTATATTATAAAATGTCTGGTGGTATCGCCCAACTTGTCGCTGTCGGTGCTCAGGATGTGCACCTCGTCGGTCAGCCCGAAGTCAGCTTTTTCAGGTCGACGTACAAGCGTCACACGAACTTCTCCCAAACTGTCGAGCGTCAGGTCATTCAGGGCAACGTCTCGAACAACGGTATGTCCACCATCCGCTTCGAGCGCAAGGGTGACATGCTCAACTATGTCTATCTCGTACCCAACAACGGTACCGCTACCCAAACCGTCGCCGATTGGACGACTGTGATCTCTAAGGTGGAGCTTCTCATCGGTGGTCAGCTCATCGATGAACAGGATTCGATCTACTCGACCCTCATCGCCCCCACTCTTTCGGCCACCTCTTCCTCCAAGTCCGTCGCGGGTGGTCTCTACACGGGTGCCGCCTCCGAGCGCTTCTACCCTCTCCGCTTCGCCTTCTGTGAGAACTGGCAGACGGCCCTCCCCCTCATCGCCCTTCAGTACCACGATGTCGAGCTCCGGATCACGTGGGGTCCCAACGCTGCGGATAACAGTTTCAAGTGGGATGTCTACGCCAACTACGCCTACCTCGATACTCAGGAGCGTGAGGTGTTCGCCTCCAAACCCCAAAACATGCTCATCACTCAGGTCCAGAAGGCGATCTCCTCCGGGTCCAAGATGCAGGAGCTCAACTTCAACCACCCCGTGAAGTATCTCGCCTCNGCTGATACCTCCGCCCTCGCCATTCTCGGTGACGCTAACAAGCTCAAGCTCCAGATCAACGGTACCGATGTGGCCGACTTCAAGTTCGCCAACCCCAACTTCACCACCGTGCCCCTCTACTACCACACTTCCCACGCGAACGGTTCTCCCTCGACCAAGTTGTTCACGTACCCCTTCTGCCTCGAGACGGGTAAGCTCCAGCCCACTGGCACCCTCAACTTCTCACGTCTTGACTCTGCCCGTATCGTGAACGATACCGCTTCGGTCAACAAGGACATCTACGCGGTCAACTACAACGTCCTCCGTATCGAAAATGGTATGGGCGGTCTTTTATATTCTAACTAAATAGTACATGTGGAATCTTATTTTCCTTCTTGCCATCGTTTTTGTATTGACGTACGATCCTAAATCCAGGACACTCGAAACGTTCATCGGTCCCCCGAAGAGCGACACGCAATACGAAACCGTCCAAATCGCTCAGACCCCGTATGAGTCTCCCCCATCAGGCCGAACACGTATGGGTGCCGTGATGTAGATTACTTAAAAAGAAAAGACGTGGTACAAGTATAAATGATTCCTTTTAACCACGAAAATATCATGATGGTCGCGACTGCTGTTTGTGTCATCGGTGTCATTTTCCTTCTCCGTGAACTCAACAAGACGAAGGAGGAGCTCTACGAACTCAGGGAGTTTTCCGAAGATGTGATGGAAAAGCTCAATTCGATCGGTGACGAAGATGACGAAGATGACGATGGGGAGCCCATCGAGGAAGTGAAAACACCCGGAATTAACATGTCCGCATAATATAACTTGCGAATGCGCAATGAAAAAGTACAAGGCGATTGCAATACCGGTTAGCTTTGTGGATGGCAAGCCGAGATTTTTGACTGTCAGGGATTGGCGGTTTAAGGAATGGATTTTCGTGACGGGTGGATGCAGGCGAAGGGAAATTTACAACCCGTTACGGTGTGCTCTCAGGGAACTCGAAGAAGAGACGAGAGGTGTCGTTTCCCTAAAAAATGGTCAATACACAGAGTTTAAGTTTATACACAAAGAAAGTCCGACGGTTGAACTCGAGTATAACGTTTTCGTATTCTTCGTAAACTATACACGATCACAACAACAGGAAATGATTCGAAAATTCTATGAAGAGAAGCAAAAGACATCCGTCAAAAAGGCTCTTCATCAACCGTACAAAAAGACGTACGACGAAAACGATTTCATGAGTTTTGACACACTCGAAGAGTTTAACGCCCGTAAGCGCTGGAAGCTCATCGTAGACAATGTCATCAAAAATCCAGAATTCTATTCGTGTATAAGTTCTTTGAATAGAAAAACCTTTTCTATAAAATAATGAAGTCTAAGGCTTTCATCTTACACCAGATTGAAGAGTTACTCGATAAGAACAGGGGTTTGTGTGAAGAGGAGATTTCTCAATGGATGGATGAAAATAAAGAAAAGACTGTATATGAACTTCTAGTCATAAAAAAGGAACTCTCTGAAAAGAGGGAGTACCCAGATGTTTCGTGTATGAAATGGTTTAGAGAAGATGATCAATAGAAAAATATGTTTAAGAGTTGGTGTGCGACTCAAAATTTTAACAATGCAACCAATCTATCACATGTGCTCATGGACGGAGGAAAACTCTCTGTGCCATTTGATAGGTTGAATGACTTTTATGATATGTACATAGAAGCAATCAGTGCCAATGAAAAGTTGTTTGTCGTGGAACAAAAAACACCTACATACAACTTCTTCATCGACATTGACTACAAAGATGAAGAGTCTCTTTCGATTGATGAAATCAAGTCCATCTGTAAGATTATCTGTGACAAGGTCAAACGTCACGGTGGTAAGAAGTGTCTCATATCNGTGTCGCCNCCAAAGAAGGTGGGTGACTTAATGAAGACTGGGGTACACCTGAACTGGCCAAACTTTGTCGTGGATCAAAGTTCTGCGATTGCTTTGAGAGATCATGTCCTTGTAGCCCTCTCTACTGCTAAGGGTTCATATGACTGGAACGATATCATCGATTCCTCTGTGTATGGTGACTTGCACAGAAAGACAAAGGGAAGTGGGTTCAGGATGACATGGTCGTATAAGAAAGCTAAACACGACGCATGCGGTGGACGAGGATGTTCTAGTTGTGAAAACGGTAAAGAGGACCAACTCGCATATCTCCCGGTTTTCATGTACACCCCAGAGCCCCTGAGTACAATTATTCGTGTACAACCGACACCGGATGTAGAACTTTTG